GCAGTGTTAGCGGCTTACATTGATCAAAGTATAAGCACAAATACTTTTTATAATCCTGCGCACTTTCCAGAAGGCAAAGTTAGTGCTACGCTTATAGCTAAAAACTTAATGTTAGGTTATAAGTGGGGATTGAAAACAATTTATTATAGTTTGATAAACAAAGTTGGATCAAAGGCTGCGTTAAAAGAAGATAACGTTATTGAATTTACAAAATTAGAACCACTTGAAGATGAAGAAGCTTGTGAGGCTTGTGTACTATAATGGCGCATTTAGTTGGAGCAATACCGCCTGTCCATTGTTATATACGTAAAGAGTTTCTTTATGATTTTGAAAAGGGACACGGAGAATACGAATCCTGTATATGGGTCTCAATTAAAAGCATTCGCGGACAAGCATTTAGAATAGAAGCATACTTACCAAATTATGGCGCACTTTATGACAAACTACCTCTCCATGCGTTCGTATCACGCACAGAGAATATTGACAACACAAAGCTTTTACCTTTAGATACATTGCAGATTTGGGATTGTTTTAGTTACGATTTTACCATTATACAAAAACCGTTTCTAAGAAATCTTAGTGCAAAATTCTATGCTAAGGATAAGCAATTTTATTCTGGCAACTATATGTTTACAGTAGATCATTCTTCACCCGACTTTAATATCATTGATACCAGTTATGCAGAATGGCCAGAGGATCACAAAAGTTTTAATTTTATAGAATTAGACAACGGGCAGTATGCTGCACAACCAAACAACCGTTGTTTATTTTTTGATGCAGCAAGCAATCCGAAAGAGTTAAAGTTTCCTGACTTTAGGGTTTGCACAAAGAAATATGTAGTGGAACAAAATCCAAAATGGGCTTTAGGAGACACAAACACAGTTATGTATGAAGAGGATAATAATGAGTAAAGAACAATACAATTTAACGAAGCAAACAAATTATTTAAAACGCACTATGTTTTTGGATCCTGAAGGTCCTGTAACAGTACAAAGATTTGAAGAAGTTAAATATCCAAAAGTTGCCAAATATGAAGAAACCGCACGTGGGTTCTTTTGGGTGCCAGAAGAAGTCACATTAACGAAAGATAAGATAGATCATAAAGAGGCTAGTGAAGCAGTAAAGCATATTTTCACTAGCAACCTATTGCGTCAAACTGCCCTTGACAGTATACAAGGTCGTGCACCTGCACAAGTATTCGGACCTGTAATTAGTATTCCAGAATTAGAAGCATTGGTTAATAATTGGAGTTTCTTTGAAACTAATATACATAGCAAATCATATAGTCATATCATTCGTAATGTATATGGTGTACCTAAAGAAGAATTTAATAAGATACATGATACAAAAGAAATTGTTGAGATGGCAGCAAATGTAGGGCGATACTATGAACAACTTCATCAACTTAACTGCAGCAAAGAAACAGGAGCTACTGTATCAGAGGATGATCATGTTAAAGCTATTTGGCTGGCACTAAATGCTAGTTATGCACTTGAAGCATTGCGCTTTATGGTTAGTTTTGCTACAAGCCTAGCAATGGTAGAAAATAGAATTTATATTGGTAATGGTAATATTATAAGTCTTATACTACAAGATGAATTGTTACACACTGAGTGGACAGCATACCTAATTAATCAAGTGGTTAAAGAAGATGAACGATTTGCAAAAGCGAAAGTTGAATGCGAACAAGAAGTTTACAATATGTACCTAGAAGTGATCAAAGAGGAAAAAGATTGGGCTGAATATCTTTTTAGTAAAGGCGTTGTAATAGGACTAAATGCAGATATACTTAAAGATTTTGTAGACTGGACCGCTTTTAACAGACTTAAGGATATTGGTATCAAGTATTTAGAAAATCATCCAAAAACAAGCCCTATTCCATGGTTTAACAAACACGTGAATATCAACAAAAAGCAAACTGCTTTACAAGAAAATGAGAGTACAAATTACGTAATTGGTGTCATGAGTGACACCGTTGATTACGATGCGTTACCAGCTTTATAAGAGGAAAAAATGAAAGCAATAGTTTGGAGTAAGGACATGTGCCCTTTTTGTGATAAAGCCAAGGCTTTATTAAAGTTAAAAGGTATTGAATACGAAGAAAGAAACATAACTAAAGACTGGTCTAAAGATCAGTTACTAGAAGCAGTGCCAAATGCACGTACAGTGCCACAGATATTCATCAATGAGGAGTTAGTCGGTGGATATACAGAATTACACAAAAAACTTATGGGATAAACATGGATCTTAACATAAATGAAGTATATTCGTTCAAATTAAATAGCGGCGAAGAATTAGTCGCTAAAGTAATAAAAATCACCGATAAAACCGTTGAAATCAGCGAGCCTGTGAGCATTGCCCCTAGTCAAAAAGGTATAGGAATGGTTCCTAGCCTATTTACTACAGATATGAACGGTGTTTTTAGACTAAATATTAATAGTGTCGCAATTGTTGCAGACACTAACGAACAAGTAAAGGTAAAGTATATTGAGGCTACTACCGGTATACAGGTACCAGAAAAGCAAATTATATTAGGATAAGGATGCCAAAATTAAGTAGAAAAGGTGATACAGATCAACCAGGCGGTGCTATAGTTAGGGGCGCCGGAACTGTATTTGCGAATGGTATACCAGTAGGCTTACACGTAAGCCGAATAACACCACACGCACCATGGGGTAAACCACATCCGCCACATCGGGCGGCGACTACTACTAATGGTAGTCCAACTGTTTTTGCTGAAGGTTGCCCTGTGCTTAGAGTCGGTTCAGGAAATAGCTGTGGACATAGTATCGTCACAGGTAGCCCTGACATATTTTGCCCATGAGTCTACAAGGTCAACAATCCCCGTTAAGTGTAAATTTATCTTCTTCTTTAATAACTGGTGTAGGGACATATGTAGCAAACACCGGTGTTTTTACCGCCACTAATACAAACATTGGTTATGCTACTCCACTTGGACTTCCCGCTTCAGTAAGTAACGGGACAGTAATTACTAGTACAGTTCTAAACACATTATATAATGCAATGGCACTAGCAGTAGCATTACCTGTCAGTGCTACAGTTTTAGCTAATTTAAATAAAATAGGATCAGCTACAATACCTGCGTTAGGCAATTCAGCACCATCTACATATCCTATTGTTGGAGCTACTATAACTATTGACAGTTATAGATATTTAAATGGTTTAGGTTTTATAAAATATCTTGCTGGAAGAGCAAACGCATCATTATGCGGTAACATAGATCCTTCATCACAGTTGAATGCTTATAGGCAGTTCTGTCAAGATTTTATAAATTGTTATAGTTATAAAGTACAAACTAATCAAACCATTAATTCATTTGTAAACAGTAAAACTTTTTTAAAAGGTATCTTTAGTAACATGAATGATTTAACAACTGCAGATATTGCAGGAGTAAATCAATCAACATTATTTTGGGGTCAAGACTTAATAAAGTCAGGAAGAGTACTCAATTTAAGCACGATAGATAAATTTGGATTACCTAGTAATTTCTTAAAAACGTTAAATGAAAATAATGCTGTAACAGAAGCTCTTACTGTTGCCTTATTATATAGTGGATTATCCACAACAGAAATTAATAATATTATTTTAAATGGTGTTGATGCAACCACTATTCAAGAACAAAAAATATTTGGAGCATTTTCGGTAGTGGTTGGTAATGATTTAAAAGATATTTTAGTAATTTTAAATTGTCAAACGCAAAATTTAAATTCATTAGCAGATTTATTAAATCCAGTAAAATTATTTCCTACAAGTTATGGTAGTTTAACTGTACCAGAATATAGAACGAATGTTACGGGAAGTAAGGTTTATTACAATATTTACGCATCAAATGGAGTCAATTCTTCATTAAACAATAAAGGATATGGGAATTATTTAACCTCTATTTTATCACCTAGCTTAGCAATCGCTTGCGGAGCATTTTCCTACTCTATGATGCAGATAAGAAATATTAAAAATGTAGATATTCAAAAATTTAGTCAAGTTGTAACAAATTTAGAAACGACAACAGGTTTAAATTTAGTTAATGGATCAAGTTTACCTACTAATTTAACAAATGTGGATAATGCTCTTAACTTAATAGCCAAAGGATCAGGTCCTAATGGAACTATTGTTATGAATGATTTTTATCCAGCAGCTACAATTTTAACATACAATATGGCTAGAATTGAAGCGTTGATCAAACAATTACAGACTTCTACGTTGGCATCAATATATAGTCAAATGGTTACTGATTTGACCTCACCTAATACGGGGTCTAATATGGCTACACTAATTACTAATGCTAACACAGAAATATCTAATATTTTTAACAATAGTGCGAATGCTACAGCAGTAGCAGAATTAAATAGACTTTGGAATAATATTGGATCAAGTCTTTCAAAAGAAGATACATTAAGAACTGATGCAGGTTTAAGTTCTACAGTTACTGGACCTACATACGTTCAAACTTTGACAGCATCAAACTTATCAATTTTTTCTTTTGTGGAGACAATAAACTCATTTGCTTTAGAAACTAACCAATACGATACAGTAAGCGTTTTGGAAGCTATTGCAAATAGATTAACTTATGGAGGACAAAGTATAATAGCGTTAATGCGTGAAATTCGTAACGCAAACAGGTTAAGTTTATGTGGTTTGGAACTTGATAACGATATTTCTGATAAAAATATTACTCAAGATATCATAAATCAAGGTGGTGCCGGTACTGTGGGACCTCAGACTATATCAACTTCTTCAGGGATTATTCCGAAAGTAACAGGCAATAGCACTGATCCAAATTATCCATTCCCTGGTAATTTAGATACATCACCGGAATCACAACTAATCCCTTCAAATGTAGATATCTTTAATATATCTACCGTAGTAAACTTCCCGGCTCAGACACCAAGTCAAGCATTACAAGAAGTAATTGATTGTAATTGCGATTGTTGGGATCTTTTAGAATAAAAATTTTAACACTTAGTTAAAACCAAAATTCTTGTCTTTTAATAGAACATAGTGTATACTATCGTTCGGAAAGGAAAATTATGAAATTAGTAACTTTTTTACGCAATCCGCGTGTAGAAAACGTAGTAGCAGCAATTTTAATTTTAATTTCTGCGATTTTTATTATCGCTAATAATGAGGTTATTTTTGAAGAAGAGGAACAGCAGCAAGTAGCTGCAGCGGCTAAACCTCAGCCAAAACCAGTAGACCAAAAACAACTTAAATGTTTGGCTACTAACATATATTATGAAGCAGGTAGTGAATCTGAAAAAGGTAAACAAGCTGTTGCAAGAGTTGTAATGAATCGTGTCAAACACGGCTTTGCAAGTAATCCATGCTCTGTTGTTTATCAAGTAAGTACAATTTTAGTTCCTGTTGACAACGACCCATATATTGATGATGAAGGTCATAAAAGGGTAAAATTGTGTCAATTTAGTTGGGTATGTGAAAGTGATCGCCGCCCACTAAACGTAAACGATCCTAGATACAAACAAAGCGAACGAATTGCTTATAACGTATTAGCATATGATTCGTATAAAGATGTTGTACCTAGCACAGTATTGTTTTTTCATAACTTATGGGTAAACCCTATGTGGCCTTATAGAAAGGTCGCACAAATTGGTAACCATATCTTTTATGAAAAACCAAAAAAGAAAGTACAAAAGCAACCGCAAGTATTAGCAAAAGCTTAATATGAAACTACAACCTTCGGACCCCGAAAAGCATCATAGCCTAACATATCCTATGGAAGTAGGGGCTCCGAAGTTTGAACTTGTACCAATAAAGCAACAAAAAGATTTAATGCTGAACACAGCGAGAATGTATGCTCAGCAAGAATATAATAGAATAATGGAGCTTGTTAGTGTGTTACAAAAACAAGCAGAACAAATCAAGCGTAGACTTGATATCACTGATATGGTACACGCAGCGGAATATAAATTTCAAATATTCCACGGCAAGTCATATTGGTTAGCATTTGATAGTAGAATACAGAAAACAATACTATCTCAAAGTGGTCCTGATGATTGGACTACTGGAGTGCCTGATAGTTATGAATATATAGCGCAGGTTCAATATTTAGGTGATCATACTTGGATAGAGATTACTGATGAAGAAATTAGCTACAAATAAAGACCGCCAAGCGAACTTAAAGAAAAAAATAGCGAAGATTCCTGAAAACGCGGAAGCTAGAGATACTTTGGCTGAATTTTATGCTAATTTTTTAGATCAAAAAGAGCAATTAGAATTAGATCCAAATTGGGCTAAAAACAATTTAGAATATGATTTACGAGCAAGTGAATACATTGTAGAAAAATGTAAGGACGAATACTATGCTCAAAATATCTATGCTGCATTGTGCAACAATGAATTTCGTAGAAACGAAGTTATACCTATATTAATGGAAGACAGTTGGAGTTGTAGCTGGAGATATGCAGGTGGCATTGTTGCTGATTTGCGCGGAGAAGGTGACTACTTAGATTGGTATTGCACTGGCATCCAAGGTGATATTCCTGATGCATCATTTAATGAAATGACATTAGAAAGCAAATTACTTTATCAATTGCGTAAAGAAAAATTTGTAGGAGAAGGTTATGTCACCGAAGAAGTTAAAGAAGATTTATTTAAATTAGGTTGGATCATCATAGAGACAGATGAACAAATGTTTTAATAAATACATTTGGAGGAAAAATTATGGCATATTCAACACAAGTATTAGATCATTACGAAAATCCACGCAATGTTGGAAGCTTTGACATGAGTGACGAATCAGTTGGTACAGGTCTTGTAGGAGCTCCTGCATGTGGAGATGTTTTAAAACTTCAGATAAAAGTAGAAAATGAAATTATCACCGATGCGAAATTTAAAACGTATGGCTGCGGTTCGGCGATTGCGAGTAGTTCGTTGGTCACGACTTGGCTTAAAGGAAAAACTCTTGCAGAAGCAAATGAAATTAAGAACACGGAAATTGCAGAGGAGTTGGCTTTACCGCCGGTCAAAATTCATTGCTCAATATTGGCGGAGGATGCTATAAAGTCTGCTATTGCTGATTATAAAAAGAAACACTCCATTGAGGATACAAGCTCAATTGTTGCATAAATTTAAACTTATCTAATTTCCAAAATGTCTGTAAATGCCCACGATACTCAACTTCGTGGGCTTTTTTTAAGCACCCTTGTTGTTCTAAAACAGGACAGAATATTTCGTGAACTAATCGTTGACTTGCAACGTTGCTTAAATGACTTGTAATGTATAGATCCGCTTCAATTGGACAATAGTTTACACAAGCTGGCATAAAAAATTGAGCAGTTATATGCTGATGTTCACGTATATTATTTAAGGTCCTCAGTGTGTGATGACTGGGTAGTAAATCAGTAAAAACACATGTTCTAACACAAATTCTATAAGAATTTGGAAAAATGTCTAAACTGTGAGTTGCTGTACTACCCACTGCAATATTGTTGTAATAGAGTATCCAAAGTTTAAAATCTTCTTCTTTTTTAAAACTATCAATCATAATAGACCTAGTACTGTTATTTTCATAGCCCCTAAATTTGGCATTTTGGTAAAAACTTTCTAAGTTTAAATCAGCGGAATAGTCTATAAGTTTGAACATCAAAATATTTAACTAAATATCACACAATGTTTAAATTTGATGAATTAAAAAATATACACCTAGAAATTTCAAATAACTGTCAAGCTAGCTGCCCAATGTGTATACGAAATATTCACGGCGGGTTAAAAAACGATTTGGTTAAAATTAGTAATTGGTCACTTGATTTGTATAAAAAGGTAATTAATGATGAAGTACTAAATCAAATTAAAAAAATATATTTTTGTGGCAATTTTGGTGATCCAATTTTAAATAACGATCTGCAAAAAATGTGTGAGTATACAAAAACTATAAATCCTTCAATTACTTTAAGAATCCATACTAATGGAAGTCTACGTGACACCGGTTGGTGGAGTGACTTAGTTAGTATGTTGCCAAAAGATCATGGTGTTGTTTTTGCACTTGATGGCCTAGAAGATACTCATCATTTATATAGAATAGGAACAGATTTTAATAAAATAATTAACAACGCCAAAGCCTTTATTAACGCAGGAGGAAAAGCAGAATGGGCTTTTATAAGGTTCAAACATAATGAACACCAAGTTGAGCAAGCAAGAAAACTAGCATCTTCTTTGGGGTTTGAAGTTTTTACAACTAAAGATAGCAGTAGATTCTTACTAGATACGAAATTTCCAGTTTGGAACAAAGATAAAGAAACAACACATTATCTTGAACCAAGCAATTATAGTGAAATTAAATTTATTGATCGTAATGTCGTAAAAAATTACAAAGAACAAATTAAAGCAATGCACATTGAATGTTTTGTACAAAAAGAACGTGAAATTTATATTGATTCTTTTGGACATTTAATGCCTTGTTGTTATTTAAGCAGTACTCCTTATGTTCCTATAAGTCACGAAGGAGATGCTATCCCTGTCAAACATGATATTTTAGAACAGCATTATAAGTTAGTTGAAAGTTTAGGTGGTTTACCTAAATTAGACATTGCAAATATGAGTATTAAACAAATAATACAAGCAGAGGAATATCAAACTGTATGGAAAAAATATTGGAATGAAGATAAACTAATTACTTGTGCGAGGGTGTGCGGAAAAAATGCTGAGGTTAGTAGTCCTAATAAACAAATTATATCACGGGATTCCCTGTAACTACAAAACCTTTTTTTGCAATCATCTTTGTAATACTCATGTATTCTTCTACACTACAATTTATGTGAACCTGTCTTTCATTCACCTTTTCAAATCCTGTAATAGTTTTGTTTTTAATGCCATAATTTATGTGACTCATTAGTCCATCATATAATTCTTGTTTCCAATCAAAATTGCCACCTGATACCTTAATATCCCAACCAGGCTTATTGAATTTAGGTAACTTGTGCCTAACATTCAAATGTATTCTAGGTTTGCCACCAAAATTACATGCAACATGTCTTACTCCTGTGTTCATGTTCCAAACTTGTCCATCTACTGGCAAGTGATACATATGCAACTTATCTAAATCAATTAAATAACAATCTGGATTAGTAGTTATAGCTAAATGAATCCTATCATCTGGATCAGTGTGCGCTGTATAAGTTTCACCAGATTCTAATATTAACAGTCTTGCTTCTCCCATATCACCTAAATCATTTAAGAATTTACCAATAGGAGTATTTTCAAATTCAGGTAAAACTTTATAGTTGCCCGAAAGTAAATTGCCTTCGGTATAATTTAAAGGTTTTCTTTTAAAATCAAAGTCCATTGATTCTATTTGATCAATAATTTCTTGAATATTATTAATTTTATGTAATTTGTCAAGCATGATGATATTTATAAATAAATCTATGGAAGAATATAATATTAATGGAGTTAGTATTCCATTTAGTGAAAAATGGGCTAGAATAGCAGTGAGTCTTAGTGGCGGTGCAGATAGTGCATTATTATTATTTTTGTTATGTACATTAGCAAAAGAAATAAATCCAAAACTAAGCATACATGTTATTTCTCACACTAGAATGTGGAAGTCACGCCCTTGGCAAGAATACGATAGCCTAAGGGTATATAACTATATACAAAATAAATTTAATTTTTTTAATTGGTATAGGCACACTAATTTTATAGCGCCTGATATAGAGTATGGAAATACAGGTCCTACTATACAAGATGAATATGGTAAAATGGTAAGCGGTGACAATGCGCAAATTCGTTCATACGGAGAATATATTTGTCATCGTGATAAAATTAATGCTTATTATAACGCAGTGACACGTAATCCTAAAACAGACAAGATAATAGGTATGATTGAACGTGATATAGATGCCACTGAAGATAACCAACATTTACGAATAATGAAACACATGCACGGATATGCAATACACCCATTTAGATTTATAGAAAAAAATTGGGTTATAAACCAGTATAAAATTTTTAATATTATGGATTTATTTAATATAACAAGAAGTTGTGAGGGTGAATTTGAAAACATAAATTATCTTAATTATAGACAAGGAGATTTTGTACCCATATGCGGTGAATGTTTTTGGTGTCTAGAAAGAGATTGGGCAATTAAAAATGCATAATAGTAAAACGTTTTGTATGCATCCTTTTACAGGTTTAGCCACAAGAGAAGATGGTGCTATTAAAGTTTGTTGTCGTAGTCATCCAATAGGGTTTATTCAAAAAGAAAGCCTAGAAGATATTTGGAACAATCAAACTATGCGTAGAATACGTCATCAAGTATTAAATGATGAGCGTCCACCTGAATGCGAACCTTGTTTTAGTCTAGAGGATCAGGGTGTAGAAAGTCTTAGACAACGACATATAAAAGGTATTATACCCGAAGCACGTATCAATCTATACCCAAATGCATTAGATAGTTTAAGTGAAGATAATACGATGCCATTTGAATTTCCCACAATGGAAATTAAATTGAATAATCTGTGTAATCTTAAATGTAGAATGTGTCATCCAATGGATAGTACAAGTTGGAATGATTGGAACGAAGTTGAAGAATTCTATATAAAAGAAAATAACTTCTTACCGAAAAAGATACATGATTTAAATTTATTAAATAAACCATACTTAAAAGAATTTGACGATAACCCTAATTGGTGGAATAGTTTTGAGAAAGTTATCCCATATTTTCGTAGAGCAGAATTTGCAGGTGGCGAGCCACTAATGGATCCTCAGCATTATAAAATACTTGATATGCTTATTCCATACGGAGATCAAATAGAAATTAAGTATGCTACTAACTTGAGCATGTTAGGGAAGAGTAATAGAAACATATTTGATTATTGGCCTAAATTTAAATCAGTTGCAGTTAACGTATCAATAGATGGTATAGGTGATAGCTACGAATATATTAGAGGCAACGCAAGCTGGAGTGAATTGATTCACAATATAAAGCAAATACAAACAATGCCCAACATAAGTAGAATCGTTGGTGCAGTAGCAGTACAAGTTAGCAATGCACTAGTGTTAGATAAAATGATAAAATACTTTTTGGATGATTTAGGCATTGTGTTTTACACTAACATGGTTAAGTACCCTAACGTGTTGAGTATACAAACATTACCAACTGAATTAAAGAATGTAGTTTACAATAAATTACGAATGGTTCAACGTGAATTACCATCGTATAGATTAGTTAAAGAACATCCAAAATTATTAGGTATCACTGATGAACAGATTAATGGCATCATTAATTTTATGTTCGCAAAAGATGAACATCATATATGGCCTGACACCGTAGAATTTAATCGTAGATTAGATGCAAGTAGAAACAACAGAACATTTGTTGAAGTAACACCTGAATTTAAAAACTTTATATGAAAGAATTTTATCATAACAAAATAGGTTACAACACTGCAGTAATTAGTTGCAAAAAACAAGATATATTTTTTGATTTACATTATCATTTATATGATAATCCCATACAACACATTTGGCAAAAAATGCACTTTATCAACGATAAGGGTTTAAAGGTCTGTAACTTTAACTTAATACCATTTAAAGATTTAGTTGATGAATTAACTAAATGTTGCATTGAAGTAAATGCAGAATTGCCACCAAAACAAATAGATCAATTTTATTTAAACAGGTTACATAATAGTTTTGTGCCTAACTATGATAATAAAGTTTGGGACAGAATAAATGATTTAATACATGCTATAGAAAGCAAATTAAATAATCCTTTTCATGAATATGATGCAAGTTTAACTTTAAATTTAGTAGAAGAACAATTTGTTCCTATTAGCGAAGAATATAAAATTTTTTTAGACACTGACATTAAATGGGGAAGATTAAATTTAGGTTATGGAACATTGGGAAAAGATTGGTTAAACATTGCTAAGAACAATGACACGCTGGATGATTTATCAATACAAAATACAATAAATTCTGAAACATTAATGTCTTTTTGTGTAGAACCAGGAATACCTCTAGTTGACGAAATTAAATTTTATAATTGGGCTTTGAATTCATCATTGTCTATTCCAAAAAATAATTTAAATGCTTTGAGTTTAGGAAAATACCCGTTAGGTCAAATAATTATAACTGACGTATTATTGGATTTTCATAATATAGCAAGTGATTGGTATGTTCCAAATCATCAATGTAAATTACTTTGGAATAAACATTTTTTTAATAATACAGTAAATATTTTAGAAATTAGTTTTAAAAATACTGACATGTTATATGAAACTTACATCAGAGATTCGGGAGCAAAAGGAATTTTAAATGTATAAAGTAACAAGCGCATATACTCATCAACACATGATGAAAGTAGAATGGAATATAGGGAAACGATGCAACTATGATTGTGAGTATTGCCCGTCACTTATTCATGATAACTTCAGCTCACACACTGATATTGAAATACTTAAAGCCGCAGTAGATAAACTACCCAGTAATGCAAGAATAAGCTTTACTGGTGGAGAGCCAACGGTTCACCCTAACTTTGAAGAATTGATAAGCTATTGCGTTAAACGTGACAAGAGTTGGATAAATGTAACTACAAATGGAACTAGAACGTCACTTTATTATCTAAGACTACCTGTACATCATATAGTTTTTAGTCTACACTTTGAAAAAGATTGGGATAGAGTTTTAAACACTATTTTAAATTATGCATCATGTGATGCAGAACCCGGTATGCGTAAACCTTGTATGATTAATATTATGGCCCATCCTGACAAGATGACTGAAGTAAGAAATGCAACAAGAAAATTAGATGGTTATAATATTCCTTATGCTATCCGTAGAATTCGTTGGACTAATGACGATCACAACTTATTTGATGATATGCGGTATGAACAGACTGATTTAGATTGGATACTAAGTAAAGATGCTACAGTAGCCCCTAATTGCATCATTGACAATCGTGAAAAGATGCACGCCAATGATGTTATTAAGTTCCATAAAAACAAGTTTAAAGGCTGGGCTTGCACTGCTGGATTAGAAAGCTTGATGATTAACTGGGACGGTGAAGTGCATCGTGCTACTTGTAGAGTAGGTGGAAGTTTGGGAAATATTTATAAAGGTACTTTTAACTTACCAGAAACATCTATTATCTGCACAAGAGACTACTGTACTTGTGCAGCAGATATACCACTTACGAAAGTAAATGTGCAAGCTCTGGGAAGGTCTGAGAAAAATTTGTATTTCGGATCTGATCCAGATTTGTAATGTACTCAGAAAAATCAGGTAATAAATTACTGTGATCTTCCGCTTCTAAGAAACTTAAGATAGCCTGCCATCGCTTCCATCCATATGGGTTTACTTGCCAAAAATTGTCGTCTTGTGTATAATTTGTCCATAACCAATCCTTAAAATCTAATAACATACGTCTTACTTCAGCCTTATCTTCTACTGGAAGAATTCGTGCTGACAAGAATGTTGGGATATAAACTAGATGTAGATTAATCAATCCACCTCCCGCTTCATACTCATCAATCTTGTACCTATTAATTTTTTTATAGTTTTTGCTGAGTTTCCACTTAGCAAAAACTATTATGTGTTTTATGTTTAAAACCTGTACTGCACATGCTATACTAACGTGAATGTTGTCAGGAGTACAATCTAATAGTTCCAAACTACGTTCTATGTCATTCCAATCTGTTGGGTAACGAATGTATTCATTTCTTTCAAATATGCCATCTATACTGAATGCATACTTGACCTCTTTGAATTGACTCCAAACACTAATAATATCTTCATTCACATAGATACCATTACTATTGTATCGTAGACTGATTTGTTTGTTATACCCACGCTTGATAATCTCATCTAAGAATCTACGATGTTCTTTAATCATTAGTGGCTCGCCACCTGCAAAGTATAATTGCTTTATATTTGGAATCTGACTATATATTTCATTCCAAAATTCTTCACTCTCATACCAATTATTATTGAATGATTTACTATCAAATTCTATATTTTTTATAACAACATTGCTTTTGGTATTACTGACTAGTTTTTCATAGTCCTGCATCCATCGACTGCTATCATGTGGGCTACACATAACACATTTTAGATTACATGTATTACCCAAACGTAAATCAAAATAGCGAATGATAGGTGGTATAGTTCCATTAGTATCAGTCGAACGTATAAGTTCAGAAAAATCAAGCTCATCTTTCCAGTAATAAAGTTCCCATAATCTTTTGCTAACTACACCATTGCTTTCTTCTTCAAAGCATTTAGTGCAACTAGCGGGAATCTGTCCGTCTAACATAGTTGTACGAACATTACGCATGTATCTATTGTTGAATGCGTCTTTAATTGAGTCTATACCATAATTTGCAGGCTTAGAATTGTTACCTTTGACTAAACCAACCATGTAATCACCGGTGGCAGCACCACTAGCATTTGCGCCGCAGCATAAACGAGCGTCTCCGTTTGGTCTTGTTGCAACATGTAACCAAGGCAATACACAAAATGTAGGTGTGCCTGTTTTTTCTTCTATTAGTTTGATAAAAGTTTTGACGCGGTCAGACATGTTAAATACTTATCTTATGAGACACTTAGGGAATTTTAAAGATTGGGTAAAACCACACATCTTAGACAAAATACTTACTACTGACGGTCAAGTTAGACCGGGCGCAGAAGAAAACGAATCAAGCAAACAACAATACAACGAATGGAATCTAACTGAGGCTGCGGGTGCAAAGTTTTATTTCTATAGTAAATTTGAAGAAATGCATGATATTGAATTACCAATAAATAATTCAGGAAATTTAAATTGGTGGTTCGTTAAATTAAACCCTACATATACGTTCCCATTACATCAAGACACATTCAAAGATGATAGCGGGTCAGTACGTAGATTGTGGATCCCATATCAAGATTACATACCAGGTCATATTTTCATATATAAAGATTTCTTCATAAAAGATTACAAGGCAGGTGATATATTTGAGTTTGATGATCCATTGGCATTACACGGTAGTGCTAACTTAAGTTCTATTCCAAAAGTTAGTTTACAAATAGTTGAATATGTTTAAGGCTGTAATTTTTAGTTTAGAGGAACATCATCCATACAGAAGTTTGGGTGCCCATAGAATTGCTTCTTTTCTAAGACAATATGGTTGGGATATTGAAGTAGTCAATTACGCTAATCATTTTTCTTTAGATGAATTGCAAACTATTTTTAAACAACGATATAATGAAAATTTAAAATTCATCGGTGCAAGCTGTAATTTTGGTACATTCTCAGAAGGATTTGACGTTTACTGTAAGTGGGTAAAAGAAAATTTCCCTCATGTGAAAATTTTAGTTGGTGGTCAATATCTACCTGAAATAATGACAAAGGCAGCAGACTACTTTGTTACAGGTTATGGTGAGAACGCTATGTTAGCATTATTAAAATATTTGTTTAGTAATGGTCCATCAGTTAGATTTAACATAATAAAAGGCAAGAAGGTTATAGACGGCACAGCATTTTATCCAAGTGCTCCTATGAAATCATTGTATGTTGAGTATGAACCAAGAGATTATTTAATTCCTGAAGAATGGACAGGAGTAGAAATGTCAAGAGGGTGTAAATTTGAATGTCCTTATTGCAACTTTCCTATATTAGGGGTGAAGGGTGATTACACAAGAGATGCGGAAGATTATAAATTACAATTACAAAAAAACTATGATTTATACGGTATAAACAAATACCTTGTTGCGGATGAAACCTTTAACGACACGACAGAAAAAATTATAAAGTTTGCCGACGTTACTGAAACATTGTCATTTACGCCCTACTTATCAGGTTTCATAAGAGCAGACCTGTTAGTGCTTAGAAAACAAGATAGAGAACATTTAGCCAGAATGAGGTTTTTAGGACATTTTTACGGTGTTGAAAGTATGAATCAAGAAACATCAAAGGTTATAGGTAAAGGAATTAAAACAGAAAGATTACAGGATGGACTCCTTGAAGTTAATGAATATTATAAAAGTTTAGGTTTGCCCTTCAGATCAACTATAGCTTTAGTGGTTGGGTTACCAAAAGAAACAGTACAATCACAAACTGATACTTTTGAATGGTTACAAAAATATTGGTTGCCAAATCAAAGTACATTAACTTGGGGATTAGAAATTCCTGCGCCAGGTAGTACGTCATTAAAACCCAGTAAAATGTCAATGGATTTACCAAAGTACGGATACAAAATGCAAGGCATGGAAGCTGCTGACAAAAATTGGGGCGATTTTCACACCCTTTATAATAACACCATTGCATGGGAAAATGAAAATTTTACTCATATCACTGCTAAAGAAATGGCTAATGAATTTTTCATGAATGTTAAAGAAACAAATTTAATTAATAATTTTGGTTTAAGTCAGCTTTTGCTCTCGCCCGAAGAAGCTATTGAAAAGAGAGTTTTAAATCATGAAGAAGCTGACGGTGAAATTTGGCTTAAAAGATTAAAAAATTTAAATAGATACAAGTATTTAAAATTAAATTAATAAAATGCTAAATGATCAATACCAATTTTCTTTCTAAATTCTTCCGTAAATATACCATCAATTCTTAAACTATAAGTTTGTTTATGTGTGCGTCCACCTGCATGCCAATCGTGATCATTAAAAAATGTAGCACAACTTTCTACGGTAACTTTCTCATCAAGTTGACGATCCCAAATATAAAAGGGTTTATCTAAGTTAGGTCTGATATGAATGAATTCGTGCCGATGGTCAAAATAATCGTTTTCGTCGGGGTATATTAAGTCACGATGCAATGGCATGTAACAATCATGTTCAGCCTTAAAGAAAATAATTCTACCCAAATGTTTGAACACACCTGAAGTAACTAAGTTTTCTAACCAACTTTTTAATTCAGGAAAGTATTGAACATCGGGAGTCCAACTCTTTTCTTCAAAACGACTATCCCAGCCACCCGCTTCAGTCTTTAGGAAAACAAACTGATATGCATCGTAAGCACCCATTGCTAACTTGAGGAATAATATAAACTTATCACGGTTTTCATATTCCCCAATTTCTCTACCAATAACCCGAATCTCATGATCCTCTGGAAGATTATGATATTCTTCTAATACTTGGAATATTGGCTTGAATGGAACTTGATAAGCGTTATCAAACCCACCCGGTTGTACCATGTTGCCTTCTTTCTTATGTTCCGCATATACGATACCTTTACAGATTTTATTGTGCAACAGCTTAAAACCTGCTACGTCGATATGATCATCTAATTTAATATAAGGATTGCCTCCAATGCCTCTTATCATTTTGTTCTCCTACAGGTATTTATTGCTAAATATTCTTGGAGAAAAATATGGACTTTAGTAATTGGAACTACTTATATAATTGGGATGGCAAACAATGGCACAGAGCCAATTTAGTTTACACGCCATACGTCAGTTCGGATAAAAAAACATTATGTATGAGTTTTAATCGTGACAGAAATTATCATACTAACGATCAAGAAAATGATGTATGGAGTCAAGAACTACTCACTGAAAGATTTTTACGTGAGATGAAATTTTATGGAATTGCGTCAAAGAACAATATACCAACACTGAAAATTATTGACACAGATGAAATTAAAAGACATATATTTTTAGAATGGTATGGTGAAGATTTCTTTATGCAAGGAAATGAGGTACTTCCTAACTGGAAGGAACAATGGTTGCAGCGTATAAACGAAATGTGGGCTGCGAATATTTACAAATTTAGCCTGCACCCAAACAGTTGGGTCGCACACGATGGAGTATTGATTCCGTTCAATTGGTTTTTTAGTTTTGACAAAAATGAAACTATAATTATCAAAGATTTTTTGATTCAAATAAGTTCAGAGCGTCAAGAAAAAATGCAAGAATTTTTAAAAAGTTTAGGATTTGATATGGACTCCTCATATGATCCTGTAATACTACAAGCATTAGCCTTTAATAGTTTTAGAGCTAATTATCCAGAAGAATTAATTAACGAGGCACTAAAAAGAAATGCCCTTCTACAACAAAATAGTTAATTTAGATATTGAAAACAGTAGCATATGCAATGCAAACTGTCCACAATGTACACGTGAATTGTATGGCAGTGATCATAGTTGGTTCAACGAAACTTATCTTACTACTGAGTTCTTTGATAGAATACCAAATGAAATTTACACAGGATTAGAAAAAATATTGTTTAGCGGAACAATGGGAGATCCATGTGCAGCACCTAATTTTATTGAAGTAATAAAGAAAGTTAGATCAAAGACAAAAGCTTTAATTAAAATTAGCACCAACGGTGGAATGAAAAATTCTTCATTTTGGACTCAACTTGCAGAAGCATTAGGTCCTAATAGTGAAGTAGTATTTGCTATTGATGGATTAGAAGATACTAATCATATCTATCGTGTAAATGTAAATTATGATAAGGTAATGAAAAATTCTGCTGCGTTTATTAATGCAGGCGGAATAGCAGTATGGAAGTTTATTGCATTTAGACACAACCAACACCAAGTAGAACAAACGAGAGAAAAATCAATAGAATTAGGTTTTATTAGATTTGAAACAATCCGTAGTCATAGATTTATCACTGATAACATATTAGGTAGACAGTTCTATGGGTCAGATGGTACATTAATTGAACCTCCCAAAGACGATACATTAAAACATGAGGTATTATTTCAACCGTTAGTTCGTGTAGATGACTGGTTGAAGCAAAGCGAAGATAAACCCATTGATTGTTTTGCACAATTTAATAAATCAATTTATATTGACAGTCAAGGTAATCTGTATCCTTGTTGTTTTTTGGGTTCATATAATTATGCTAAAAAACCATTAAATTTAATTGACGGTTGGGACGATTTGTATGAAGAATATAAAAACTCAATTAATCTAT